AAATACATCACCTGAAGATATTATTTTACAATGTGGTAATGTAATGGCTGAAACAGAGGTGGAAGAATACAATGGGCGGATTAGGATTCTTGAAATACTAAAAGATAAATATGGGGAATAGCAATGAATATTATTAAAACTTTATTATTAGGCTCGTTCTTAATAGTATCTGCATGTGGATATCCCAAATTAAATATTACATTAGACAAGCTGAATTTAGATGGAAATGACTGGGGAGAAAAAGGTCGTATGAAACTACACTGGACCTTCCCAGCTAAGAATAAAAACTTAAATAAATCCGACACTGTTTGGGTTGAGGAAATTGAGGAGACAGAATGAACGAAAAAATTATTGGTGCACTTTTGGTTGTCTTGTTAGCACTTGGCGGCTGGAACTTAAATCAAACATTTCAACTTTCTAAGGATATGGTTGAAATTAAAGTAAAAGTAGAAGGTATTGAAAAAGTAGTCGGTAAAAAGAAAAAGAAAAAGAAGGATTAATTATGTTTCATTTATTAATAAAGCCATTATTAGGTGTTGCTGGTGAAGCAATCAAAGGAGTGGTAGCTACTAAAAAAGCAAAGGCAGAACAGAAACTTACTAAAATTAAAGCGGATACTGCTTTGATGGAACAACAAATAGCAGGTAAAGTTGAATGGGAAAAAACTGCTGTCGGTCAAATGCAAGGATCTTGGAAAGATGAAGTAAGTCTTATTGTACTTTTATTTCCTGCTGTTCTCGTTTTTATTCCTGGATGTACTGAATTTGTAAAGAACGGATTTGTTGCTCTCCAAGAGCTTCCTGAGTACTATCAACATCTTCTTTACATAGCTATCTCAGCGAGCTTTGGAATCAAGGGAGTATCAAGTGCTGCTAAAATGATGAAGAAATAATTATGGAAACAAGAGAAAAACAAGTAGGAGTGTGTGATGACTGCAAACACATATGCCATTGTGGTAGAACAGATTGTGAAGGACCAGAGAAATGCAAATGTAAAAATTGTCAATGCAATAATACAAACTACTGGATAGATGAAGAAAATAAACCTTATAACTTTGGATAATTATGAAATACTTTACAGAAGATGAATTAAAATGCCCTACTACTGGGCAATTTAAATTACAAGATGGATTTGGTGATGCTCTTGATGCTTTACGAGAAGAGTTTAATCAATCTATGATTATAACAAGTGGGTGTAGAACTGATGAACATAACGAATGGCTACAAGGTCGTGGCTATCCTGCAAGTTCAAATAGTTTCCATCTAATAGATAATAATAAATACGGAACAGATACTTGCGCAGTAGATGTTAAAAGAAAAGATGGAGCGTATGCTGCCCAACTTATTAAGGTTGCCTTAAATAGAAATTTTAGTGTAGGTATAGCAAAAACTTTTATACATATAGATTTACGAACTGCATATACTAATCTTCCTCAAGTTGTATATTCTTACTAGATTTATTTTAATTTTATTATTATGGAGTCAAATTGTTATGGCTGAAAATATTAGTGTTGGGCCACAGAAAGAATTTACAGTCAACGAACAGACTGATAAATTAATAGTTCCTACACCTATTCCTAAACCAGAAGATTTAGCACCTAATTTAAATTATGAGCAATGGAAAAAAGATTTTGTAATAAATTCTAGTAAAACGATAGAAGATACTGTTAAAAGAGATTATAAGGATATAATAAAAAATCCTAAAGCATTTTCTAATTTTCTTGCAACATTAATGGCAAATGAATCTGGATGGGGAGGATTTGAAGGTGGACCTACAGCAAAAAAAGCAAACAACTTTCTTGGAATGCATGGAAATAAAGAAACTGGTATTAGAACAATAAATGGAGATTCCGCCTATTTAAGACAATTTAATTCTTTTGAAGATAATATTCATGGGTTTATTAATTTTGCTCTTTCTAGTGATAATATGATTCCTTTTAAAAATTCATTACTAACGGCAAATACAACAGAAGATTTTATAGATGCAATAGGTCAAACAAAATATAATGAAAATCCAGGAAAATATAGAAGAACTTTACGCAGTCTTTGGTTTAAAAGAATAGAACCATTAAACTTACAATCACAAATTATGGAGGGTGATATTACAATGGCAGAGAATGACATTAATAAACAAACAAATAATATGCTTGGGCAGGCTGGTACGCAAGTTTCAGCAGAACAAGCACCACCAGAATTAACTGGTGAAAAACAATCCTATTTGGATTTTCTTTCAGGTGGATTTGATACAACTACAGCTGAAGGAAAGGATACTCTTAACCTTCTTAATTCATTATCTTTACAGGATTTAAGAAATTTAGCAGAGGATACTACAACTACAAGTGACATACCTGTATTAGAATCTGATATTCCAGAAAGCGGACTTAGAAGTTCTGCACCACGTGCCGCTGGAGGTCTAGAAGGTGCAATAGTAAATCCTGCATTAAATAGACAATTAGATACTAGTCCAGGAATTGATAAAAGAGGAACAACAGCATACGGAACTCCTATTGTTATTGGTGCATATCCAGGAAAACCTTATCTTAGATCAACGGAAACTACAGCTCCTGTACCTCAACCTAAACCTACAACTCAAACAGTTACACCACCAGGTGCACCAGAGGTTGAAGAACAATCATTTCTTCCTACCAACATGGAAGGAGTATTTGTTGCATCAAATAAAACAGGAGGATTATCTGATATAGTTATGGACAATCTGAAAAAATTAGGAATAAAAACACAAGATACGGGATTAACTAAACAAACTTAATCATGATTCCTTTTATTGTAACTGCAGCAGGAAGATTTGCATTACCTATTTTAACTAAGGAATTAGCAAAACAGGGTGCGAAGAACTTTGCAAAAACGTATGGTAAAGAAACATTTACGGCAATATCTGGATTGGGAATAGGAGGAGCTACATACAAAGGCTTAGAGTATATAGGAGGAATTCATGGTCCTAAAACTCAAGCCGAAAGAGAAACAGAAGAACTCTTAAAAAAACCAGAAACATTTCCAGAAGAACAACCAGCAGATACTATATCCGCACTACCTCCTTCTATGCCACCTCCTCCACAAGAAGATGTAGATACGGGATTACCAGTTCCTGTTCAAGAGAAAAAAATAGATCCAGGTTATGTTACTCCAGAAACACCTGATACTAGTATCTTGACACAGCAAGCAGAAAAGCCTATAGAAAAACCTAAGTTCGGTGTATTAACAAAAACTGAATTGCAAACTGCATTGGCTCTTAAAGAAGATAAACCTGATTTTTATTCACGAGCTGTTGACGCTATTAAGACCGCTAAAGATGATAAATACACTAAAGGTAAATGGGCAAGTATTATTAAAAGCAATACCACTAGAGATGAAATGGATTACCTTGGTTTAACTGAATTGTTATTTGGTAACGAAGTTATTAGCAAACAAGAATTATTAAAGTTAGTTGAGAAAAAAGATATAGCACCTGATATTATAGTTCGTTCTGTACCTGAAGAGGAAAGAAATCCTATGTATGCTGCGTATAGCTTGGGCAGAGGTCAAGAAGGAACTTCAGAAGATATAGTATTTCAAATAGATTATGAATCGCCCAAATGGAGGTATGACCCCGAAGACCCACCTCCACCTGAGACATTATTTAAATCAGCCCATTTTAATACAGAATATGGAACTGCAACTTTCGCCCATGCAAGAGTTCAAGTTGGATATGCTGATATGCCTGAATTAGACAACACTCAAATAATAGACGAGATACAATCAGATTGGTTGCAAAGACTTAGAACTGACGGAGCTTATGAAGACTACACAATTGGTTATGGTGAGGATCTTACTGACAATCAAAAATCTGCTGTAGTTGAGTCTTTCCGCCTACCAGAACAACCAAAGTATTGGCTGGATTCTTTTCCAGAAGAAATGAAGGACCGTTATTTTATTTTTAATAAAGAGGGGGAACTTCCAAGTTTTGCTAGGGCAGCCACATGGGATACATTTGAAGACACACAAAGAGTTTTACAAAAGTATGCAGCACCAGATTTTCCTATAAAAGAATCCAAAAGATGGGTTGAGTTAGTTTTAAATGAAATGATAAGAAAAGCCGTTAAGGATGGCAGAGATAGCATTGCTATTACTAATGGACAGATTCAATATAATCGCTATGAAGCACAAAGTGAAGAAAATAAACAGGGTAATAAGAAATTCTATGATGAAATTGTCATCCCACAGCTTGAGAAAATTGCAAAGAAATGGATGGGTCCTAATTTCTACCTTCAGAGAATAAATATTACTACTAAAGGAGACTTTGAATTTCAAGGAAGCCTGTCCATAGACCAGAAAATTAAAAAGGCAACGGATAATAATTATAAACTACAAAGAATAACCCTGCAAGAACTATGGGATAGAACTAAAGACGAAGATATTCCAGGACATGCTGCTTTATACACTAACGAAGGAAGAGGGCAAGGTCTTAATTACATTGAAAATTATATAAAAGGTCTAGCAGGTGATGACATTCAACAATTCGGTACTTATGATAGCCTTTGGAATAAAATAAGAAAAAATGAAGTATACGTTTGGAAAGAAGCGGAAGAAGATTATGCCCTTCCCGAAGATCCAGAAGGTATAGAACCGCCAGCTGAAATAGTCTGGGAAATGCCAATTGTTCCTGTTAATGATATATCTGATATTTCTGCTGATGATATGACAAATTATTCAAATTATCTTAAAGAGTGGAAAGATCCTAAAGGAGAACATGAAACACAAGGGGGAACAGAACAACTAATTAAAATGGAATTACCAAAGAATCTTCAAAAGGAGATTTTAGCTAATTCAATTAAACTCACATCCATTGACAAGACAAAGAGTCTTCCTATAGATGATCAAACACAACAATTACTAGCATAAAAAAAGGGGAAGCATTACACTCCCCCTTCACAGGCAACACATAGCATCCTCTGTTTACGCAGGGGATTTTTTTATCCCTATATAAAAAGACTTAAGGGAAAAAATAATATGAATATAATTAAATCAATCATGCTTTATTTATTATTTCTTTGATTTCACTTTCTAAACGTTTACAAACTGCATTACAATGATTTATAATTGCAGCACATATATTTGCATGGTATGGATAGTTTTCTAAATTCTTTTTAAGTTTATTAATTGGCTTTCCTCCATAGTCTAATACTATAGAATTATACTTATTAATACCTATTTGAAGTTCAAATAGCTCTCCATTCTCTATAACACGATATTTATCCTTTTTGGCACTCATTTCATACTCCTAAACTATAAAACGTTAATTACGGGGTCTGAGAGGCCCTTAAAGAAGAGTTGTATATGGGGGGGTAGTCTATGGTCAGTAGCCCCGTTTAAATCACTGTACGAGGCTCTGACGCAATCTTTTTTTACTGAGCTGGTTTATTTTTGGCAGATTTCTCATCTTGTGGACGTTTTACAAAACTTGGACTAATATTAGGATCCAGTTGAGAAAGTCTAGCTAATATCGACATTAACTTTACAACTTCACCATATGGACGAGACATTAAATATCTCATAAGATCTTGTAGTACTGATCCAGATACTAAGTAAACTGGTTCTCGTACATCTGGTTCTGGTTTTGTTTTTGGTGCTGCTTTATTTATATCAGTCATTATTTACCTCCTTGTTTAAACGATTTAAATACCATAATGCTTTATCTAAATCTTTTTTTGGTTCACCTTTAAATCTAAATCTAGCAACATATTTTATAACGTTACCTTTTAAGTAACCAAGAAATTCATCTTTTGTCATAATATCTTTTATGATTTCGATAGTTTCTTTATTACCTTTAAGATAATGTGCAGGTGCATTCACATCATCTTTAAAGTTTTTAGTTAGTCTATTTCTTACCATAGGTTCTCCTAATCTTATTGTATCTTATAGTTTCTAAATCGTATTCACCTTTATCCACATTACGTTTCACTATTAATCCACTCCACCACATTCGTTGAGTAGCAATAGCCCACGGCTCTTCATGATTTAAAAAACATCCAACAGATAAGCCCATAAGTTTTTTGCCAGATGGAGACGTAGATATTGCATAATCTAATAAATGATTATGACCAACTGTACTTGATGTTTTATTTTTATTTAATAAAGACCTACCAACATTTTCTCCAGATATAGCTTTTCCAAGAACTCCATTTGGAAAGCAATGACAATAGTATACACCATCCACATTAACAGGAACCTGGTAATTATACACATCCCATCCAAATCTATCATATTCTAAATCATCAATACTAATTGCTCCATCAAGTTCTGGAGTATTATCTATAGCTCTATCAATTCTATCTTCATGATTTCCCAGTAGCATTATCCTTCTTTGTCCGTTTTTCTTCCGCCCATTTCCTAGCAGGCCACGATTAAATTTTTCCAACGCATCGTGTGCATGCTCTATGTCTTTTTTATATCTTCTTCCTTCAAAAGACTTCTTACCTTTATCATAACTTGAAAGAGAATCCATACTCGCAAAGTCTCCCATACAAATTATAACATCTGCTTTTATATCTCTAGCAAATTTTCCTGCCCATAGAAACCTATCATTAGGTGATTTAGGTGTACTATGAGGATCGCCTATTACTAAGTGTGTTGCCATTAGTTTAAGTCCTCCTTTTTAAATTTACGTTTTTTTAAATACGACATAAAGTCAACCAGATTAGTCTTACTTACTCCTGCTAAATCGCCTTCTTGTATACCCAGTTCACTTGATCGCTTGCTATCCTCATGAAAACCTTTTATTCCTTCTAAAAATGTTTCATGCGGATTTCTAGTAGCCATGCGAATCATACCTCTTGCAATAGTTGTGCACATATGTTCAGACGGTGCGTCTAGTTTTCTATGAGTATCAACTAGTATACCACATGCAAAGCCATCTTCTACAGGGCTAAGTAGAATCTTTATTGAATTAGTAAAATCAACATTAAATTTCTGTATTTTTTTCATTTAAATAATCATATTTTACTCTCCAAGAATTTGTTAATTCAACAGAAGAGTGTAGTTCAAAAAATTTTTCAGCACTTAATATAACAAGTGGTTTTTTATTATTCATTTTTATAAATACAAGTGGATTTAAAGATCCATGATTATTTGCCTGGTCATAGGCATCATATACTTTTTTCCACTTCTCATCATTTTTGCATTCTATATCATACGGAAAAATAGAATACGCTCTTTTTGATAATTTTATATCTGCACCACGTTCTCCCATAATGGCACACCGTATTTCATTACTGGTTAAGTCAGGGAGTAGACCCCTCAAACTATCCCTGACCCAATTCTGAAGCTTTCGCCCTTTAGCTTTACGACTTTTTATTGTAGTCATTATCTTCTCTAGGATTATTCACTTCAGTGTACCAGACCCACTTAGGGTTTTTTCCTTGCGATTGTTGTTGTGGAAGCAACTGCAAGTTATTGCCCCAGCAAGGAACTTTGTATGGGCAATACGAGCATACCGTGCCCAACACTTTATTACCTGTAAGTTTTTTTCTATAGGTTTCATCAATTTCAGTATAACATCTTTTAAAAGGCTTATCATCTTTTATTGTTTTGTAATTTATATGAGCCTTTTCAATTGCCTCTTTTTTATATTCATCATCAACTAATGGAGTCTCACATACAGTCCATTCTCCTGTAGATTTATTGATTACAATCCATCCTCCAAAGGGTACTTTCTCAGATTCAGAATATAGATATCCTTGCGGAACATAGCCGAAAGAATCTTCTTTTACTAATTCCATAAACCCACCCTTCTCTCCAAATTTATGTTCAAATGAATACGGAGATGCACTTTTTATATCCCAAATTTTTTCTTGATTCTCCTTTATTTTAACATCATAAGTACCGTCAATGGATCCACCATTAAACTTATAGGATACTGGTTTTTGTTCTCCTGTTATATTTACGCCAGAAGATTTTAAAATAAACACTGCAAGAGCTTCTACCATATCACCAAATGTATTTCTCATTTTTACATTATATGATTGGCCATCTCCCTTTACATTTTTAGCTTCCATTTGTAATTGGCAAGTAGGTCTTCCTGCATTACTCATGCGAATGTGAAACTTATCTGCCCTTTGTTTAGAAAACTGTTTACGCAGGGCAGATTTACAAGCCTCTCCAAATTCAAATACAAGGCCATCAGATAATTTAACTGGTGATTTACTAGCTTTATCTAAATAGATTTGTACTTTTTGAAGTATATTAGTCATTATGAAGTAGAAAGCATTTTTTCTGGGTTATCTAGTTCATCAACAACTTTTGCATCAATTACATCTTTTGGTCCAGACGCTTTAGCTCTTGATTCTTTCCATAAATTAACAACCTCTTCATTTTCATCATGAATAATTTGTTGAAAAGAATTTAAAGTTTCTCTATCTTCATCATTAATAGACATATTTGCTTCAAGGTTTACTTTTATATCAGGAATATAAAAAGTATTTCCTCCTTTTTTTTGTTTCTTGCTATTAACTGTAAACACGCAAGAGAATAAAAGTTTTTTCTTTTTATCAATTTGCTCTAAAGCAGAACCCATTGGAGAAAAACTTGTTCCCGTAACACGCCACAAAGAACGGCAATTTTCTACTTTGTATTGTTCACCATTTGCTCTAGCCCCATTCATAGAAACTAATCCATAAACTAGACGATAGCATCTTATCTTTTTTTGCTCTGCTAGTTCTTCTGGAGTTAAAGAGTTTCTTTGTTTAAACGGTATTTTTCCGCAACGAACTCCGCCTTGGATATCTATAGCTTCGTCTTTCCAGTTTTTAAATATGATTGATCTATTTACATATTCTCCCTTCTCTGGTTCGTAGTGCATATATTGCATTGCACTTACAAATGGGCGAAAAGTAATAGGCTTACCATATATACTTTCTCCAGCATCAGCAACGTAAACAAAGAAATTACCTATAGGTAATCTGTTTCCATCATCATCTTCTGGAGATCTATTTATTCCAAGTCTAGGAATATTATTTCCAGATGATCCACCTGGAACTTGACCTAATGCCTTCATGATTTGATCATGAGACATTGTATCTAAATTAATAAGTTCATTTGTCATATATAAAATCCTCCAAATTATAATTAAGTATGTATAACATATTTGACCCGTTTTGTCAATGGGTAAAATTGAATTATATAAATAATTCAAAAATAGTTTTGCCTACAGAAAATACCACTACGCCACAAACAGCAACCACCCATAAAAAAAATAGTATCTCTCCAATGCCATCTAGTAATTTCCAAATAAAATATTCCATAAATTCTCCTTTATTTTCAATTAGTTAAATCAATTGTGTTTTCTTATTAGTAAGTTCAGCAGCTATTCCATGAGATCTAGCAAACCACATGAGATAGCTTTGAAGCTCATAGTCTTTATTTATCAAAAGCTTAATGGGCTTACGCACATCGCTACCATTATTAAATTCTTTTAATAGCTTCTCAAAAAAATCATATGCTTTAACCTGCTCATCATCATATTCACTATCTATTGAATTGAATGATACATGAGGGGCTTCATCTTCGATATTCATTATTTACCTCCTATTTGTTATACTGGATCTCTATCAATTTCATGTTCTGATTTCCATACTTCTTCTATGGTACTTGTAAGAACAGGTATTTGCGAACCATTAATATTTACTGCAACGCCTTTAAGACTTTCTATATTATCTTCTAGCGATTTATCCCAGTCTATTAATTCATGAACCGACATGTAGTATGCTTTTACTGCACCCATAATATCCTCCTATGTTATTGTTGTTAAATCTAACCAATTATACCCTGTCTTTAATTCTGTGTCAAGAGGCACATTAAAATTAATATCATAAATTTCTTTTAAAGACAAGATAACTTTTTGTGCTCCATCCTTCATAATTTCTTTCATTATATTTTCTTCTTCAGGATGTACATCTGCAATAACAGAATCGTGCACAGTATTAATTAATAAACTTTTTACCTTTTTAGCTTTCATAATTTTCCAAATGTTAATACAAGTAATTGGAACTATGTCTGCTGTAGCTAACCCTTGTACTGGATAATTTTTTATTTGGGTTGAATAACTTGATCCCCCCCAAGGCATTCGTTCCGCATAGGGAAATGAATATTCTCTTCCCGTTGGTAATTTTATAATTTTAAATTCAATTGCGTTACTTTGCAGAACATCATGCCAATGTTTTATATCTTTGTATTTTTTTAAAAATTCAGAATAATATTTTTTTTCTTCTTCGGTTCCGCTCATGCCTCCATACAATGGTTTAAAGGTATGTGCTTTTGCATCCTGTCGTGATATACCTATTGTATCTGCAGTGTATTGGTGGACATCAATATTATTATCAATATCTTCCATCCCCTGCTTATCCTGGGCAAGGTAAACAGCTGTTCTAAATTCCAATTGAGAAAAATCTATTTCCATAATACTTCCACCATTCCATCGTGAGGTTACAACTTTTCGTATAGGAAATGTTCTAGCTCGTGGCTGGTTTTGAAAATTGGGATCTCTACTAGATAACCTTCCAGTAGCCGTTACACATTGCATAAATTTTGGTCTAAGAATTCTAGTTTCTTTGCTAGTAAAATTTTTTATTCCAGATATAAAAGTATTTAGATAAGTATCAATAGCATTAAAACGAATTAAAGAATCTAATAATTCCTTCAGATCTCCTTGAGCATACGAGGCAATTTTAGTAAGAGTAATACGATCTGTTTTAAAACCTCCTTCAGATACATCCATAACTCCTCGTGGCTTTTGTCTAAACCCAGCAACACTGGCCATATTAGAATACAAAAATCCTTCTCCATCGCATGAATCACACTTGCTATACTTTTTGTAAGGACTTCCGTCTCGTTTTATTTTTTTAATTATTCCTTTACCATTACAAGATGCACATTTAGATGCCGTTGTTTTATAGATTAACTCAGTATTTTCAGCTACAAGTTTACTAAGTTGAGTACGAGAATACTTTGGTCTTCTTTTTTTTCTTTTTGTAAATTTGTCTATACCAATATTAAAAATACCAGACCAGGTTTTTTTATCAATAACTTTTCTAGAGTAGATAAGCCAAGATAATTGCTCTGGACTTGCTGGATTAATTCTAGTATCTCCCATTTTCTCATGCATCATCTTATTTATTTTTTGTTTTAAGAAACTAAATTCTGCTTTATATTCTTTTTCAACTTCATCTAAACAATCCAAATCAATATTTATTCCATTTCGTTCCATGTCACATAATACAATTAAAAATTGATTCATCATCTTTACAGTTCTTAAAAGCTTTTTATTTTTATTTAATTTAAAGTCAGCCATCTGAGCATTAAATAATTTTTTAGTAAGCTGAACATCTTTTCTACCATATTCTTCTACAAGTTGTAATGGAATAGATTCAAACGATATTCCCTTATCCAGATATTCTTTTATCTTATTATTTTTTTCTCCTAGCTTTCTTTT